TTTATAATATTTAATATTGTATATATATTTTTTTCTTCTTTTGTTATTCTTTTTATTAAGAATATAATATTATATATAATATATAAAAATTAAAAAAAATAAAAAAAAGTATTGACAAAATAAAATTAATGTGTATTATCTATAACCAACAACAGGGAAAAACTTTAAAATTAAGGAGGGGATTAAAATGAGTAAAAAAGAAATGAGTTTGGTTTTAAAGCTGAGAGAGTTAGAGTATAATGTAAAATTTGGAAAGCCTAAAAACTTTTCCAGAAAAGTAGAGGTAGAATGGTGGGGGAAAGCTCTCCCACCAGAAAACATGGGCTGGAAGTTTTGGGACAACCTCCCCAGCCCCAAAGAATGTACCACCGTTCACATTGGTTGTGAACGGGACTGGGGGAAACGTCGGTTTCTTTACTTTGTTAAATAGTTTCTTCAACCCCCTTACCTTCGGGTGAGGGGGTTTTTTATTGCCCTTTTCTTTTTTCTCTCCATTCCCACACCTCTTGCCAAAATCTTGACACTGCATCGCCTGCAATTTTATTTAGCAGGACCCTGTCTTCTTCCGACTCTTCCTGAATCCCTAACCTTTTCTTTGCCTCTCTTCTAATTGCCCCATACACTTTACCCACAACTAAAAAGAACTGCTGCTCGTTTTTTTCAGGCCTTGGCAAATAAAGCAAATCCCATCTTAATCTTGTCTGTCCTCTTATCCACTTTCTCCAAAACTCAAACTTTAATAGCTGCTCTTTTATTTTATTTATGTCTCTCATGCACAGAATGACCTCTATTTTTAATTTTAAATTGTTTTATGACTATTTATCATAAACTTATCCAAAAACTAAAAAAAAGACTAAAATGGCGCTCTAGAAATATTTTTATATTTGCCTTCTCTATACTCTAAACAAACATCTTTTGTATGCGCCCCAACTCTATTTTGCTTTGCTACTGCCAGCCATAAATATTTTCTGTTTTCTCCAGTATTTGGGTTTTTTCTGGAAAGAAAAGATTGTTTAAAATCGTCTGTAAAAAACACAGAATAGCAATAATCCAAATCGTATTGCACATCGCCACTTTCCTTTATTGCATTTAACGCTGCTAGCCTTATATCTCCACCCTGCCTAATGTCTGTTATCCCTGCCTTACTTAAACTTAGGATAAAACATATACTTACATTGTTATATTTTAGTCTTAAATTATCGAAGAAATTAAATATTTTATTTACATAGAATCTAATCTTATTATCTATATTACTTTTACTAATAAGTCTTCTAGCAAACATCTGTAAATAATCTAAAACAATTAATATATTCTTGTTTTTATTAGCCTCTATAAACTCTAAATAGTCTATAAAATCTGGTTTAAGAATATAATAATAATTTTCTAATTTATCTATATTCTTCTTTAAAAGCCTTATACAAAAATCTCTTTTAGTGCCTTCATATTGCGCATACAGAACCACATTGTCCTTATGCATTTTTGCAAAATTTTTAGAAATATCTATTGCCAACTCTGTTTTACCTGCACTAGTCGCCCCAGCTAGTCCCCATATCGTACCTAGTTGAACCTTAATCTCTAAAGGTAAAAAATCTATAATCTTAAAATTTTTGTCTGTTCGTGCTTCTTTAGTTGGCCGTTCCCATTTTTGGGTTATGTTGGAATTTAAAATATCTTCCTGAATTTCTAATATATCTTCTAAAATCTTATTTTTATTGCTTTTATTACCTTTTTTAAGCAAATAAAGGGCATTATTAAACTTTATCTCTAGATTTTCTCTTAATAAAATCTCTTTAAAAGAACTTAAAACATCTGTAAAAGTAGTAACAAGAGGAATGCATAGAATATCTGTTAATTCTTTTAGTTTAAGATTTTCTTGTAGCCTTGAGTAAATATTTGCAAGTTCTACTTTTACATTCTCTTCTTTGCAGGCAAGGATAGCTTTATAAACTTTTCTAAAGACAGGAAATTTAAGCTGTTTAGGCTGGATAGTCTCTTGCAGGATAGTTAGGTATTGGTCGTCTTTAAAGGCATAAGCTAGTAATAATTGTTCAAGATCTTTGCGTGTATGCATCGGCCGCTCCTCTATATTTACTTTACTATTTATTCCCAAAAGTACATCTGAAAACCTTTCTCTTCTATTCTTTCTCTTCTTTCTTTATTTTTATTTGCTCTATTTAGCCAATTAAGGAAGAATCTATTTAGATCTTTCTTCCTCTTATTCTTATTTTCTTGTAGCCATAAAATAGCTTTTTCTTTCTCTTGTTCTATATTCAGGTAGGGATAAGCTTTTTCATACTTTTCTCGTTTAGCTTCAACTAACCGATTAAGTTCCTGATCAACCCAAAGTTCATAGGGTGGGTGCTTATTACTATTATTCTTTTTTACTATATTCTTTTTTACTATATCTTTATTACTAAGGGTGTCGGTGCGCTCCGACGACTGCCCCACCGACGACGAGTTATCAGTCATTGGGTTTTCCGACAATATATAATTATATCCAGCAAATTGTCCTTGTTCGTTTTTTATTGAAATTCTTTGCAAATAGCCAAATTTTTCTAATTCCTGTATGGCAGACCGTATTGCGTCTTTTCCTTCTCTGGCTTGTTTTGCAATTCTCTCAATAGAAAATGCCCAGCCATCTGGTTTGGACTGTAAATAAGCAAATAGTCCTTTAGCCTTAAAAGATAATTCAGGATTGTTTAATATTTCATTGGGCACTTGCCCATATTTATTTTTAATGTAAAGTTTACTCATCTCTATCCCCCTTTTTGTTTACTTTCTTTATGTATTCCATAACAATCCGCCTAATAAAAGTTGAACAACTCATATCTTGTTTTTTAGCTTCTCTTTTTATGGTCTCATACTGCTCTTTTTCTAACCAGGTGTTTAAAGTATATTTTTTCATACTAAATCTCCTTTTTTTTGTTAAAATAACACATTGTAAAACGGCATGCAACGACCGCCACTGTAGAAGAGACGGTCCTTGAGCACATCCTACACTAGGTAGGTGCATAAAATTAGACTTGACAATTTCCCCTGTACTAATAATTATGAAATTTAATAATAAGCTCAAAAACTGCCCTATCTCTTTCGAAGCCCTAAGTCCCTACTTGGGAGGCATTTGTAGAAAGGATGGGGCAGTTTTTTTTGTTTATGGTGAATAGATAAAGCTATTACAAATTAAAATGGTGCATCATCGTCATCGTCCTGAAACACTGCACCCTCTTGATTTTCAGGGGGTTCTTGATAGCTGGCAAACGGGATAATTTTATAAGCGACTATTTTTGTAGAGCGTTTTTTTTGACCATTTTGCTCGTATTGTTGGATTTGGATCTTGCCCTCTATAAAGACCTTGTCTCCTTTTTGCAGACCTTTTTTAGTGGGTCCTTCTCCCCAGGCCACTATGTTTAACCAGGTGGTTCTTTGTTGCCATTCGCCACTTTGATCTTTATAGCTTTCATTTATAGCTAAATTAAAAGTTGTAACTGGCGTACCTGATTGAGTATAGCGAATTTCTGGGTCCTTGCCTAAATTCCCTATTAAAAATACCTTATTCATCTCCTTCTCCTTCTCCTGCATTTTTGTAGAAATTATCTATCCATTTCTCCACATCCTCTGCTCTCCACTTTGGCTTTTTAAAGCCGGGAACCTTAACTGGCTTAGGAAAATCTGCATGATACTTTACTAAATAGAACGTTTTCCCATAAGACATCTTTATCCCCTTCTCTAGGAGAATATCCCTTACTCCTTGTACTCCAACTAGTTTTTCTTTCATAACTTACCCTCCTTTTTTGTTTTTTTTCTTTATGATAAATTTCTCATTGTTTTTAGGCAAATTTGTAAATATTTGTATTTATTTAATAAATAAAAAATATAATTTTTTAAAAAATTTTTATTGACAAGAGAATTTTTTTTTGTATAATCCAAAATCAACAGGGTGAGGTTCTTTGAAAATCTTCATAGTTGGGTGTGGGGAGCCTGGGCAAGGGCAAGGAGGAGAGCTATGAGTTTTTTTAGTATTAAAAGGACAAAGAAAAATTTTCCCGCCCTATGGGAAGAGGGTGGGGGATATACTAACACAGGAAGGGCCACAATTATTTGCGGCCCTGATGGTGAAAAGTTAAGGCCAATTTATATCAAAAGAAGAGGAGAGCTAGCATGCAGCAAGCATGCTCTCTTTGTCATAAGGCCTGAATATTATATCATTCAGGCTGGACACCACAGGCGAGACTTTGGCGTTACTGTGTATAAAATAGTCTCCATTTCCGATTCCGACAACGAGGCCGAGGTGGAGCGTATTGCTCACTTCTCTGAGGGAGAGTGGGACAATGAACCACCTGAATTTTTGCAGGCTGCCATCAAAGCAGCCAAAAATAAGGCGACCTGCTATCACTGTAGGTCTCCTTATTATGCCAGAGAGGATTAAAATTTAACCTTTAACCGCCCACGCCCTAAGCTCCCCTCTTTTAAGGGGGCAGGCTTCTAGTGTTTTAATTGACGCTAGAGGTCTGCCTTTTTTTTTGTTTAATTTTTAAAAAAATTTTAAGGAGGTATATTATGCTTTATATTCTTAATACCCCAATTTTAACAAATTATGGGAACTATTCTTTTAGGAGAATTGACGTCCCTGGTGCTCAGGAGATTATAAATGAGTACCATGGTCAGTTTGTTTCTGCTGTCGGCCACGCTGCCACGGCGCAGGTTCTTAGTCAAATTTTGCGCTTGCCTGTGCCCTGTAATAGGGTGCAAATTAAAATGGAACCTGGAGACTGTGCGATTGTCTTCAGACTTCTCCAGAGATTGCCTGAAGGGAAAGTTTTGTCAAAGGAAGAGTTAGAAGCTCTTCCATTTGAATTAGGTTTACTGGAAATGCTTTAATTTCTTGCCCACGCCCTTAATGGGTTGTGGGCTTTTTGTTTAAGTGGGGGAGGAAGATATGTATAGAATAGCTTTAAATTTTTGTTGTTTCAAAAACAAAGGGTTTGTTTTTGCATGGCAAGTGCAAAGCTTGCGCAGACATGGATGGTCTTTTAGGGAAATTGGAGAGTTTTTTGACATCCCAAAAGGGACTGCTTATAGACTCTCCAAAAAAACCACCTTTTATTGGGAAAGGGTGGGCAACAAGAAAAAGGGCAGAGTTCGCCCTATTTGGAAATACATCTCTCCAGATTTACCTTATCGTTTTATCACCAAGATTTTTCAAGGTCCTGCAAGTTCTTTCCCTTGTAAAGAAACCCTAAGAGACTACCTTTTAGATTTTGCTTATTCTTTAGATTTGTCAAAATTAGAGCAACCTGAAATCTATTTATGGGTTGCTCTAAAAAGGAAGTGTTACGATTTCCTAAGACTTTATGAACAAAAGAAAGGAAAATCTTTACAGGACTTTAACAACATACAAACAAAAAAGGAGGACTGTTATGAAAATCAAAAAAATGTTCCCAACACAAGCATTTATGGTAAATTTTACAGCTCTTGAAGAGTTGCTATCATCAGACCCCTTTCAAAAAGAGGTTTATGAAAATGAGGACGGAACGCCAAAAAGATATATTTGGAAAGCAAAAAGCGACCACGGTCGCATTGAGTTCCGTATGCCAGCAGATATTTACAATTTATTGTTTTCTCCAGGACAAAAAAAAGAGGTGAAAGAAGGGGATATCTTAACTGTGCGGAGATGGGAAGATATGGAAAAAGAATTCGGGATAAATGAAAAGGGAAATATCCTCTGTAGTCTTAGATTCGTAGATAGTATGCGCAAATTTTGCGGCAAGGAAGTGACAATCGACTCTGTAGAAGGAGAATCTAACTACCGAATAAAGGAAGACAACAGAAGATATGAGTGGTCAAATGACATGTTCGAGGAGACATGCAAGCAGAGGGAAAAGGAAGACTTGCAAATAGACAACATGCCAATAACCCCATTTTATACCTGTCTTCTCCATAAGATTATACAAAAGGGAGCGAGGGTTATTGAGACATACGATGTTTATCCTATAAATGATGCAAACTGGCAAGACATCTCTTCTCGTATCAGAGCCAGGCACTCCTGGTGCAGCACTGTTGATGAGTGGTGCGAGAAACTGTTCAAAGAAGAAGAAAAAATAAAAAGAAAAATAGAGGAGGAAAGAGAAAAAATAAGAAAAGAAATAGAAAAAGAAATAAAAGAAAAGATAAAAGAGCAAATAGAGAAGTTATAAACATTAAGAACCCCACTGCTTTTATTTTAGGGTAGTGGGTTTTTCAAAGGAGGACATTATGGAGTTAAAATTAAAAAAACTAAAAATTAAGAACTTTAAAGGTATCAAAGATTTAAACGTCAATTTTTTCCCTATAACAACAATTGAAGGGGAAAATGGCACAGGGAAAACAAGCATATACGATGCCTACCTGTGGCTACTATTCAATAAAGATTCCCAGGGTCAAACAGACTTTGAGATCAAACCAATTGGGACCCAGGGAGTTGAAGTTGAAGTTGAGGCTCAATTGGAGATTGACGGAAAAGAGTATTCCTTCAAAAAAGTCCTGAAAGAAAAGTGGACCAAAAAGAGAGGCGAATCTAAAAGGACATTAACTGGGCACACAACTAGCTATTTCATAAACGATATTCCCAAAAAACAAAGGGAATATCAAGAGGCCGTTAAAAACATCCTCCCCGAAGACCTTTTTAAAATAGTCTCAAATCCATTGTTTTTTAATGAGGGCCTTAAATGGCAAGAACGAAGAAAAAAACTTTTTGAACTTATAACTATCAAATCCGATCAAGAGCTTGCCAACGATTTTAACCAGCCTTCCCTCACTAAAGCCTTCCAAAAATATACGCCAGAAGAATACAAAAAAGTTTTAAGTAGCCAGAAAAGAAAAATCAACGACGAATTAAAGACCCTACCAGCTAGAATAGATGAACTCCAGAAGCTCATATTGGCCGATATGCTGCCTTCTCTTAATGACCTTAATACAAAACTCACAGAAGTTAGGAAAATGCGAAATAAGGCTAATTCTGTGCATGAGAGCGAGGATTTAAAGAAGCTTGAGGGTAAACTTTTAGACCTTCTAAACAAAAAAAAAGAAACTGAATGGGAGATTGAAACTACCCAAAAAGACATACAGAAAAAGAAAGACAACCTGAAAGATCTTGAACTTGAAATTGCACAACTCCAAACTGAAGTTAAAACAAAAAAAGAAAATATAGAAGGTCTCAAGAAAATGTGGCAAAGGGTCAGAAACCAAAAGCCTCCTAAAGATATTTCTGTATGCTTTAACTGTGGCCAAACTCTTCCCCCAGCCAAACAAAAGAGCGCTCTCGCCGACTTTAACAAAAAGAAAGCTGAGGAGCTAGAACAAATCAACAGCGAGGGAAAAAGAAGAAAAGAGGAAATAGAATATTTAGAGAAAAGGATAGAGAAAATAGAAATTGCGATAATTAAAACAAAAGACGAGATTGTAAAATTAACAGAAGAAAAGAAAAAAACAAAGGAACAACTTGTCAAACTTCAAGAAGAAGAAAAGACCCTAAGATCTCAAATTGAAAAAGAAAAAGTAAAAATAGAGCAACAAAAAGACGAGACTGAAATTCAAAAGCTTGATTCTGAAATCGCAAATATAGAGTCTCAAATTGCCCAAGTTAAACAGCAAGAACAAATTCAAAAGAATATAGAAGAATTACAGAAGAGAGAAAGACAACTTGCAAATCAGCTTATTGACGTTGAAAAAGAAATTGTGGAATTGGAGAAATTTATGGTCAAAAAAGTTGAGTTGATTGAGGATAACATAAACTCCAAGTTCCAGATATGTGAATGGAAGTTGTTTAAAACCCTTATAAATGGGGGAATTGAGGAATGTTGTGAGTGTATGGTGGATGGCGTCCCTTATCGCAATCTTAACACTGGAAGCAAAATAAACGCTGGGCTGGACATAGCACAAACATTTGCAAAACATTTGCAAGTAAAGGTCCCAATTTGGGTAGATAATGCAGAGTCTATTACAAACTGGGAGGTCGGCATTAGCGATCAAGTAATATTTTTAAAGGCGGTTGAGGGTAAATCTTTAATTGTAAAGGAGAAATAAAAATGATTATGTATGCTTTGTACTGCAAAAAATGTGATGAATTAGGTGCAACTTTTTGCATAGATGAGATATGGGGACTATTCGAAGTCCCAATTATAGATTTTTTTAAGTTTATGACTTATCACATAAAAAATTGTGGAGAGAAAAATATTAAAATTATAAATTGGGATGCTTCGGAATGGGGAGAAGACAAAAAATGTGTAACTTATCTTCTTAATACAAAAGAATATAAAGAATTTTTAAGGAAAACAGAAGGGCTCTTTCCAGAATCAAGAGATTGGTTTTTTGCTAAAGAGGTTTTGGACCAAGTAGGTTCAGAAGAATATGAGTGTGAAAAATATCATCGTTTAGAACAAGCTTGGCTAAAAAAACAAGGAAGAATTGTAAACAAATTAACAAAGGAGGAGGATTAATATGTCAAACTTACCAGCAACACCACAAAATCTTAAAAAAGTCTTAGCAATGCCCTCTGTTCAAGAAGAATTTAAAAGGGCAGCTGGAGAAAAATACACCAACTTCCAAGCTGCTCTTATAGAATTGGCAACCACCAATACAAATTTGCAAGGTTGCCAGCCACAGGACTTGGTAAAATGTGCCTTAAAATCTGCAATCCTGGACCTGCCATTAACTCAGGATTTAGGAATGGCCTATATTGTTCCAAGAAAAATTAAGGGACATCTTAAACCTCAATTTCAAATAGGCTATAAAGGCCTTATCCAGCTAGCCATTCGGACGGGCCAGTTCAAGACAATTAATGCTGGAATCGTATATGAAGGAGAAAAAGTTGTTATTGACAAAATTTCAGGAGAGGCACGTATAGCAGGAGAACCCACAAGCTTTAAGGCAGTTGGATATTTTGCTTATTTCAAACTTTTAAATGGATTTGAAAAATTTGAATATTGGCCAATAGAAAAAGTAATCAAGCACACTCAAAGATATGCTCCATCTTATGGTTCCGATTTTTCCCCCTGGAAGACCGACTTTGACACAATGGCAATGAAGACTGTGCTGGCAAAGTTGCTTAGGGTCTATGCTCCTAAATCAATAGAAATGATTAAGGTCTTGTCTGAAGAAGAGGAAGAACCAAAAAACAATATTGCTCCAGAAACACCAGATACAGAAGCAGAAATACCAGAGACCTATCCGGAAAAAGAGGAGAAGGTTGTAGGAGCTGACGGAGAAGACTTGCCAGACGAACCAGACTTTTAAACAAAAAGGCCCCCATTAGGGGCCTTTTCTTTTTGTAAACAAAGGGGTAAAATATGAATAGATTTAATTTAAAAACTTTTGGCAGCACTAGCAAAGGTGTCTGCCATGTTGTGGAAATTTACGACAAAAAAATCATGCTGGATTGTGGAATAAATCCTAAAAAGTTCTTAGAGGAACTAAAAGATGTTGATTTTGGGGTATTGGTTTGTGAGCATAGCGACCATGCGAAACACCTTAAAGACTTTTTAAAATATCGTATTCGTTTTTATATGAGCCAGGGAACAAAGAAGGCTTTAAAAATAAAAGATAACTATGCATATCAACTTTCTGTCCCTCGCACAAAAGTCATAAGTCCAACCTTGCCACCAATGCTATTAACAATAATACCTGTTAATCACGATGCTAAAGAACCAACAGCTTTCATTATAAGCTATAAAGATGTAATAATTGCCTATTTAGTTGATTTAAAACTTAGTAATGAATATTTAGAACTAGAAAAGTTTAAACCAACACACATCATAATTGAATGCAATTACATAGACTCAATTATCGAACAAAACGTCAATAAAGGCAAAATCAATCCCTCTCTATACAAAAGAATAACCAAATACCACTCCAGCCTTGAAGATACAAAGATTTTTTTTAAAGAACTTCAAAGATACTCACCTAATCTCGAACAAATTTATTTAACTCATATTTCAGAGGTAAATGGCGACCCAGACACAATGAAAGAAGAAATCCAAAAACTTACAGGAGTTGAGGTTTATGTTGTGTAAAAAATGTAGAATAAAAATGTGTGAATTTCTATTCGAGAACATTAAAGGGTTCAGAGCAGAGGGTTATTGTTGTCCTAAATGTGGAAGATTAATTTATCAAAAGTCACGAGTGGAGGTGAAATATTATGACAAAAATTAAAAACGATTTTGTCCCTTTAAAGGTAAAGGGCTATGGCAATACTTATCGAATAAATAGTCAAGGAGTTGTTGTCTCTTATGTTTATCACAGACCTCACGTAATCCAGCCAACTGTTTTAAAAAATAAAGAAATTGTTTATAAACTTGTTAGATATAAAAGCAGTATAAGTTATAAAAAAGAAAGCAGGAGACTTAAATTTCTATACAAAAAAACGTTTGGGAAAGAAATAAGCGAGAAAGACATAGAGTTCTTAAAATCAGAAGAGTTTAAGAAATTGAGGTTGGAATGGAATGAAAAACACAAAAAAAAGAAAAAACAAAAGACAATCAACTCTCTCCCTAAAAAATACACAAGGCGTTGTCATGACTGTGGCAGGCCGACTAACAATTATCGTTGCGATAATTGTTGGGCAAAAATAAGAGGGACTACTTATTTGGGAGAAGAGCTAACAGGGGAAGATTGGTTATATCAGGCAGAACTATCTTTACCTAAAGGAGGTGGAAGAAGTGAAATATAATAGTGAATATGAAACCCAAAAGCTAATTTTCCAATGGGCAAAATTTATGGAAGGCAAATATCCAGAGCTTGTATTATTAAATGCAAGTCTGAATGGGGTAAGGCTTACTATAGGCCAAGCTAAAAAAGCAAAGGCTGCTGGCATGAAGAAAGGTTATCCAGATTTGTTTTTGCCAGTTGCTCGAGGTGGTTATCATGGACTTTTTATAGAGCTGAAGGTCGGCAAAAATAAAGCAACTAAGGAACAGGCTTGGTGGATAAAGGAGTTGTTAAAACAAGGCTATTATGCCTGTGTTTGTTATGGTTATGATGCAACTATTAACACAATCGAACAATATTTAAGAGAGGAACTGAGAGATGAAGACACTAACAATTTGTAGTATTTTACCACTCGTTATATTCCTAAATGTGGCAATCGTAAATTATGGTAAAGAAATATATATCCCTACCTTTCTTAAATACAATACTTATACCGTTACAGTATCTTTTTATACGCTTTCCAGAAGAGAAACGGATAGGACTCCACGCATAGGAGCACTGAACACAAAACTGAAAGTTGGGCGAGATATTGCAGTTTCCAGGGATCTAATGTTCTTGTTGGGCAAAAGGGTTTATATTGAAGGGTTTGGCGTTAAAAGAGTTGCGGATCTTATGAATAAAAGGTTTAAAAATATGGTAGATGTATTAGTCCCCAACAAAAAGATTGCTAGGAAATTAGGCATTAAAAGAAATGTAAAAATGGTGGTTTTAAATTAAACAAAGGTTGCAATAGGGAGAAATAACCATGAAAAAATATCGTAAAAAACCAATTATAATTGAAGCAGAGCGATGGTTTAAATATGGAGATGTACCAGAAGCAAGTATATATCCCTTTAGTTTAAAATATGATTTACCAGAGAATAAAAAAGATACTTGTGAATGGTGTGGTAAGCCTTATAAAGAACATGGAAAGTGTCCCACTCGTGGAGGCTATTATATAATATGCCCAGGTGATTATATTATAAAAAGTATCACAGGTGAATTTTATCCATGCGACCCAGGTACTTTTGTAAAAAATTATGAAGAAATAGAAAAGGAGGATTAGAATGAATTTAAATATAATAATTTCAATAGCTACATGCGCATTATTAATAGTAATTTACCTATTAGTAATCTATATGCTATCGTGGTTTTCAATGAATTTGTTAGACCATTTTTGTGATTCATATTTTCAAAAAAATCCATTTCTAAAAAAAATAATTGTAAGATTGGTTGGTGTTATGATTTTTATAATGTTTTGTATGCCTATAGTTATGGAATTTTTTAAATAAAAGGAGGTTTTTATGCTAAAAATTAAAATCAAAAAACACCATCCAGACATGCCAGACCTTCAAAAACATGGAGATTGGATAGACCTTTATTTTTGCGGGATACATCCTAAAAATCCAACAAAGTTTCATGAATGGCGAATATTTGAAGGGACATACACTTTTTATCAGGGGGAAACATATCTTTTGTCATTAGGCATATCTGTTGAACTTCCAGAAGGTTACGAAGCAATAATAGCACCCAGATCTTCTTTGTCCTTGAGAAAGGGCATTCTTTTGGCCAATGGTATTGGAGTTATAGATAACGACTATTGTGGGGATGACGATATTTGGGGATTTGTTGCATATTTTTCAAGGCACACTTATTTAAAAACGTTTGAACGTATTGCTCAATTTAGAATAATAAGAAATATGCCTGAGATATACTTGGACTATGTGGAGGAGTTAAACAACAAGTCTAGAGGGGGTTTTGGAAGCAGCGATATGAAAGAATATAAAGACGGGACAGTTGAGTTAAAATTGGGCTGGGCAAGTGCCCTAAATGAGGAGGACAACAATGGAAGGTAGAATAATCTATAAATTTGAAAAAGATGAACCATATATAAATTTAGATTTCTGCCATCCAAAACCTCATTTTTCACCTCTTATCACAACACCTGCGCCTGAACCAAGGAGAGACATATTAATCGCTCCATTACTCTATGAATATATCCAACATTGTTGGATGATGATACCGGCAGGGCTTAACACAGACTACGCTAGTATCCCTCGTTTTCTTTGGCCTATAATGTCTCCATGGGGACGATATAGAGAGGCAGCCGTTGTTCATGATTATTTATATCAAAACTTAGGACATTGCATGATTTTTTTGGGGACAAGGGGGCAAGAAAAACCTAAATGGAAGATTGTATACCGTCGTCTTAATTGCGATAAAATTTTCTATAAGGCTATGAAATGGTGTGGAGTCCCTGACTGGAAAAGACTTGTGATGTACAAAGGCGTGAGACTTGGCGGCTGGAAGGCCTGGAACAACTACAAAAAGAGAAAGGAGAAAAAACATGGCTAAAAAAGAGCAAAAGATTATGTTCTTTTTAGGTTTTTTAGATGAAAATGTTTTTGTTTATATATTCAGGCAAACAAAACCACCACTAAAAGCATGGACATATGTAAATGCTGTTAAAAAGCATAGAGAAAAAATAAGGTTAAGATTAGCAGGTTCTTCTCCAAAAGACTGGAAAGCTGCCATAAATAAAACAAAAATGGTGCTAGATAAAATTCAAAATAAAACAAGGGCCGTTACTTTTCCTTATTTTTTGTCTTTTGTTTGTGGATTAGCGTCTGATGCTCAACAACATAAAAAATTTAAAGATATAGCAGGAAAGATAGAAGAAAACCTTTTTAAGCTATATCAAATCTATGATCCTGAAATTAAAGAGAACAAAGAAATAGATAAGGCATGTAGACATTTAGAGTTGATTAATGATTTTTTTTAAAAGGAGGATAATAAGAATATGATAAAAGATTTTTTTCTTTGGGAAGATAGACTTACAACCAAGGTTTGGCCTGGGTTATATTTTTCCGTTAAAAGAAAAAACTTAGATATTTTTCAACAAGCTTTTAATAAAAGATTTTGTTTGAAGGGGATAAATTGGAATGTAATTTACGACGAGTTAAAAAATAAAAAATATGATGTCTATAGACTAGAATTAAAATGTCCATTTAGTGATGTATTATTTTTAAGCATGTTGGATGAAGTCTCTGAAAAAATAACTGAAAAGGAGAAAGCTTAAATGTATAAAAAAATAGCATTATCAGGAGCACACAACTCAGGCAAAACAACGTTACTGAGTCTGCTTAAAAATCATTTAACCAATTACAAATATATTTCAGAAATAGTTAGGGATGAATTTAAATCTATCATAAAAAGAGAACCAACTAGAGATGAAATAATGGAGAAAATGAGAAAAGACCAAAAGTTTGCAGACGAGATGCAAAACAAATTTTTACAGAGACAGATTCAAGCAGAAAAAGATGCTGGGGATAAATTTATATCAGATAGATCTATTTACGATATTTTAGCTTACAAAACATATTATACAGGTTTAGGGGATATGCAAGAACAAAAATCTTTTTATCAAAAAGCTATCCCTTATTGCAATTATGACCTTATAATTATTGTCCCACCTTTTAAAAAAGCAACCCTAGCTCAACTCATGATTCATAATCTCATCATGGCCTTTATTACTGATAATAATCAAAACTATTATACGCTACAAACCAAAGGCATTTTAAGCAGACTCAACGAAATAATTACTCTTTTATATAATCGATAAGAAAGAGCACCCCTAGCATTTGCTAGGGGGCCATTATTTCTTTTAGTTTCTTTTTATATTTTTCTGCTATTTTGTTCGCTCTTTTTCTTAAATCTTCCTTATTAATTTTACCTTGCTGATATTTATATTTTAATCTATACAATTCTTTTAAATATGCACCCTCTAATTTTTTCTGCCTGTAAATTGCTTGAGCTGCTAACTCAGGTGTACCGTATTTATAAATATTTGTACCGGTTAACCATCTTTCAAATACAGGTTGCTTTGATTCCCTCCACCTTTTAATCTGTTCTATTGTAGCAGGCTCTAGCCACTGTTCTGCAACATATGCTGCACCTTTCTTTAGTTTGTCTATTTCAGTATCAAGTGGACTATACAATTCCTTACCTGTAAAAATGTCTTTCCCCGTGATAGCTTCATATGGCACACCTAAAGGCGAACTACCAAAGCCTAATTCGCTTAGAGCTGAACCAACCTTACCTTGGCCAGCCTCATATATAGCTTTGGATAGCCAGCCAACTGGTAAAATTTGAGTAATGTCCACATATAAATGTTTCCCATCTTTTGTCATGATGTGAACAACAAGAGGATCTCTTAACCATTCAGGCCTTAATTTTTGCCCAACTTCATATTTTTTGCCATATTTCTTTTTGTAATATTGCTCTATTTTGTTTTTGAGCACATACAAACTAGATACAAGCATAGCGGTAGTTACAGGCTTATTTGCTAGTGCCCTAAATAATTGTCCAGCAGATTTTGACATAAAAGTAATAAATGGGCTAAGCAACAGTTTTCCTGCAATGCCCTTTGTACTATCCAATCTTGGGCTCCTGACCTGCCTTACCCAATAAGGGACATAACCATAATCATAATGAATTTGCTGAGCCTTTTTTATAGCTTCTAGCCTTGAAAGGCCTCTTTCCCTAAAAATTCTATATGTGTTTAATTTTGCAAAGTCATCTATCCAGCCATAAGGGACTGCTGCTTTTTGAAAAAAATCAAAAACGTTGCTTAATTTACCATTTTCTCCTTTTAACTGCTGCAAGACATCTATAATTTCTCTTTTAGCAAAATTTTCTCCAATTAATCCCATTCTTAATGCTTCTTTATAATATTTGTCTTTTGTTAATATCCCTTTAACTGTCTCAGGCATTTCTTTTATATACCTGACAGGGTTATATCCTTCTAAAGCAAATTGAAAAATATTGGAGATAAAATTTCTAGGATAAGACCTTAGATTAAATGGAACTTTTGCAATCTTAAACCAGGTATAAATAGTAGATAAAGCCTTATCCATTTTTCCAAGTGCAGTCTCAGGCTCATTCGTGATATTCCATATAGACTTTATCTGCAAGCCAACATCTTTATGAATTGGCGCCCCAGTTAAAATGCCATACTTAACATCATCTCCTGATAAAACAAAATAATCATCTGGGAGTTTGTCTTTTATAGATTCAATTAAAGTCTCTTTGTTTTTAATATCTTCTTTTAATTCAGACAATTTTGATTTTATTTTTTCATCTGTAATTGCCTTTTTGCCAAAATAATCCTCTAACCAAGGCAACAACTTTTCTTTAGCAAACTTAGGAGACATTTCCTTTGGAAGGCCTTCTATATTAAATGGGTTCTTTACCAAAAATTCTTGAGGAACAATTGTTGGGTCTTTTACAATTTCTTTATAAAAATCATCAGTTGCTGTGTTATGCCAATTTTTGGCAATGGTTGTCCTAATGGCAAGCTCTGGGTCCTCTATGTACCCTAAAGCTTCTCTATCTTTTTTTGCTATGTCCATTATACTTTCAATCTTTCTGTTTTTAAAAATCTTCTGTTGAGTAACTCCACCAACACTGCTAATTCCTGACAACTTATCTTGCATATACAATCTAGCCAAGTATCTCTTTGCCCATTTTGCTCGCTGTGAAGGAGTAATAAATCCTCTTTTCATAAGCTCGTTTGAGCTTGTATCTATCGCATTTACGATTTTATCTAAATCCTTAGTTATCCCTTTAAAATCTTTCAGTTTTCTGGCAACGTCTCTAAATGTCGGGTCTTCCATATAGCGAACTATAACTTCTATAGCGGTCTGTTCTTGTTTGCTATAATTTTTTAGTAATCTTCTTACTAATTTACCAAGCTGGTCTGCTTTTAGTGCTCCCTTTGCCTGACCTGGGCGATATTCTCCATAAAGAGCGTTTTCAAATCTTTCTACACTTTCTTTAGGAAGATGTGGGAGAGGATGAGATAAAGACTTGAGCAATTGATAGGTCTTTATAAAGGCTTTCTTATCTTGAAGTTTTTGAAAGATTTTTTGTAAACCATTTTTAACCAGTTCATCAGCCTGCTGAAGACCTTTAATGAGATCAAGTCCTGTATAAAACTCTAAAGGTTTAACATCTACCCCAAATCTTTTTAAAATATCTTCAGGCGCAGGATGGATAACAGGAGAAATTGCACCTACAAATTTATTCCCATCATAAATAACGATATTAGGAGCATCTGTTATTTTAAAATTAAGTTGTTTATAGTTCTTTTTTAGAAATCCTATTGTATTTTTATCAATGCCAACAATATTAGAATTAATTATCTCAGCAGTTTGTGGATCTTTAATCGCAAACCAAACAACACCATCATCCTCACCGATAATAGAATTAAGATTACTTAGAGGTTCTCCAATTGATTTTCCTAATTCCTTTGATGTCCTTTCTATTCTTCCTTTTTTTGTTAAAGACTCAAACCGTTTTAAAAAATTTTTAGGAGCAGTTTCTTCTTTTAATAATAGTTTTGGCTCCCCAATAAAACCATCTGAAGTTTTTATAAAAACAGACTTCGGTTTTAAAATTTTAGTAATTGTTGTTTTTTTAGGTAAAATAGAATCTGCTTCTTTTAATTCTATTGTTTTTATACTTTGTAAAGCTTTTGCTTTTTTAGCCAGTTTTTGTGCTTTTTCTTGCCTTTCCCTCAAAATTCTTTTCCCTTCAGCAATAATATTTTCGTGAGCAAATTTTTCTCCCAAACTAACAGTGTCAGATGCAGCCGTTCCAGCCAGCATTGCCTTTGTCTCTTCTGGTAATTCTGGGAATTCTTTATCAACTATTTTTTGATAATAATCTTTCATTTGGTTATAAATCTTGTCCCTTTCTTTGGTCTTTTCTACATTGAGGTATTTTGTTTTTAATTGTTCTATGTTTTCTTGTGTTTTTTTAAACCCAAAGTTTTTTTGTTCTAAATCAGAAAGTTTAATATTTTTTAATTTTCCTTCAAGACTATCTAAAATATCAAAAAAATCATTTTGATTTGTATTTTCTACTTCAGCACGGACTTTATCCCAAATTTCTTTAGAGATAGGTACATAATCATCTTTGCTTTTACCAAAGTAAACTCTCATTATCTCTGGATTATTTTTTGCCTGCCAAAAATCAACTTTTTTACTATTTATTCCCTTTTCATTTGAAATAATACTTTCAATTAGTGTGACAGTCGCTAAATCTTTATCATTTTTATAATTTATAGGTCTCATTTTTTCTTTAACGGGAAACATTTTATTATAATCTCTCTTAATTACCTTTTGAAGAGCATCATTTAAATCTTTAGCGCCTCCACGATCTAGTAGCTCTTGAGCTGCTAGTTTTACTTCTTCTGGATATTGTTTAGGTTGTTGTGTAACTTTAACTTCAGGTTTTATTGGCTCCATAGGAGACTCAACAGGCCCTTCAACTGGTCCAGCAAAAACAGAAGGAGTGATTTCTTTTTGAGCTTCTCCAGTTGGTATTATCGTACCTTCTGGGATCACCTCTCCTTTTGTTATAGGACTTTCAGGCAGGGCAACCTTTTGAGTCGGTTTAATAAAGGCCTCATTTGCAATTTTATTTATCTCAGGAATATTTTCCTGCATTGGCTGAGCTTTAGAGGGGACAGGTAAATCCCTCCTGAACTCTGGTTTGACCATTTCAAAAGCATAATCAGGAAGAGCGTATACAGTTTTCTTAAACTCATCGCTCACATTTGGGTCTTTAAGAACTAAATCAATAACTTTGCCTGCTTCTGGATTTTTGATTTCACTATCAACAACATTTTGCAAGTCTTCTAAAGTTATCTTTTTGCTTTTAGCCTTATCAAATATTGCATTTTTTATCTTTAAAAATGCTTCTTTGTCTGCTTTATTTATAATTGCTTTTTGGAGTCTGCCTTCAAACATTTTAGCACTAGTAGCGCCGAGAGCTAACGGCACAACTAGGCCTAAACCAATTTTAATTGGAGTAGGTATGTCGCTTTTAAAGACCTTATCTAAAATAGCTTCCGATCCAACACCAACAGGGACATCTGCTCCACTAGCAACCGCTCCACTTAATAACGCTCTGCCAGCGCTTAAACCAGCCTTAGCAGCTCCTAGGGCCCCTACTGCACCCGCTGTTATTGCTGCAACTGGATCTATAAAAGTATTCCCCAAAAATAAACTTGACGCACTAGTTAAATCTGGTGCTGTTGCTTGTTCAAAAGTAGCTGCTTGTTTGGATTTTTGAATACTTTGTTGAGTAAGGTTTTTGTAATCACTTACAAATTTATCTATAACCTGTTTTCTTTGACGGCCATTCAGTTCTTTAAAAGCAGGATCTCTTGTGTATAAAATTTTATACAAAGTTCCAGGCTGACTAATTAATTTTTGAGTAACAATTGTCTTTTGTTCTGGAGTAAGTTTAGCAAATAAAGGGTCTCTCTTTGCAAGAGTTTGTATTAAAAGAGGCATATCATTCATAAACATTACCTCATTTAGATTTTAAAAGTTCAAGATATGGATTAGTTTCTGTAGAGTTGCTGTTTTGCTGCATTAAGCCAAGATAGGGATTAACATTAGAAGTGGGAGTCATTGCTGATAAATCTATGTTATATGCTTGTCCAATTTGTTTATATAGCTCAACTCCAGTATCCATTAACTTAAATCCTTTCAAAACATAATCCAACAACTTCTTTGCTTCCTGGTCTCCAGCTTGAGCCTGTTTTACCAAAAAACTTGTAAGAATCTCTCTGTTCTGAGGATTATCTAAATCCTGTTCATTTAACTGCAACAAAGCTCCTTGATACTTGTTTTTAATAAGAGATAATGCAGTGCTAATATATTGCCTACCTGAACCAATTAACTGTTTAGCAAAATTTATTTTGCTCTGTATGTCTTTCTGAGTTGTTTGTGTTCCTTTTGTTGCTGGTTGTTGATAAATAGGAGTAGCCTTACCTTCTGGACCTACCTTTACTAGAGCATCCCCAATTTTAAAATATTTGTTGCTCGGTTTTTGTTGTTGTGGTTGTGCATACTCTTGTAATATCTTATTAATATCTTCTGGAGTAAAACCAAGTTGCAAAGATAAGGTAGTAGCATCATGCATGAATCCTACATGATCAAAAGTTCCATTTGGTTTTAAATGTTTATTGTACGCTTGTTTTAACCCTTGACTTAAAGCAAGCAATCTCTGCCTGGTTGATTGTTCTGCTGTTTTTTGAGCTTCCTGTTGCAAACTATTAATTAACATTTCTGTTGCTAATTTATTTTTTAAATGAGATTGCTGTTGTTCCTCTTGGATCTGTTGATTAAGTAAGCCTTGAGTACCTCCAGTCCAACCTCTAAGTAAACCACCAGCAAAAGAATCTGAGCCGGTCAATCCCTTTGCAAGCAACCCTGCCAACGATCCAGCTAAGAGTCTCTTTGCTGCTTCGTTATAATATCTCCCATAATTAGGTTTTTGAAAAATGTTTTCAGATAAACCAGCCATCTTTTTCTCCTATACAATATAGTTTTTGTTCTAGGCTCTCCTGTATATATTTCAGAAGAACCACACCACACCAAATATGGATTAAATGTTTTTATCGCAACATCTATTGCTTTATTCACATTAAAATTTTTACAAGAATTTATAACAATATTTAAATATTCAAGCTCGCTCCATGTATCCACTGCAATATAGCTCTCTTTTAAAGGCTGAAAAGCTAAAAAAGAAGATAGCCCAGGATTATCAAATGGAGGATCATATTTTATTAACCTAATATCTCCATGAGACCTCATCTTTATTGCTATTACGCAATTATTTAAAAACTCTATGATTTTGTCTGCTTTTATATAAACAGGAAGAGTTTTTAAGTGAATAACTTGCAACCTACCTCTCATTGTCCAGTTCTCCAGCTTAAATGATTTGCTAAAGCCATCCCATAAACATACATATCGTATACACTATCGTTCGCATCCCCCTCTTTTAACCATGTTCTTAAATCTTTACTCCAACTAGTAGCAGATAAAAACATCTGCTTGTCAAAAGCTCTTGTTTCTATATCTTTTAACCTGCCCCAAACAGGTTGAGGCTTGTGATTCATCGCAATCCAAAAACCTTGAATACCGCCCAACATTTCAACCTTTACGGGAAAACAATATTTAAAAACTTTTCTAAGTTTTGCCCCAACTGTTGACATTACGGGAACAATCATTCCACCACCAGCCTGAATAATAAAAACGCCTCCAGGTTTTAAAACTCTATTTATTTCTTTATAATGTTCTATTTCAAATAGTTTTTCTAACGCCAAACTAGAAGGATCTGGATAATCTGCAAACACAATATCAAACTTGTTTTTTCTGCATTCCTGTATCCATTTGTAAGCATCTTTGTTATAAATTTTTACTTTTTCAGAGTTAAAAGAATTTTTATTAAGAGCCATTATTAATTCATTTTCTTTAGCTAATCTTGTCATTTCAGGGTCTATGTCAACAACAGTCACCTTTTCTGCAAATTTAAGAGCTTCTCTTGCAGCAAGACCATCTCCACCACCTAGAATTAAAATTTTTTTAGGATCCTTTTCACACAAAACTAAAGGAGCAAATATCGCTAATTCATGATACCTATATTCATCTGCGCTGTGAAACTGAGTGCATAAATTCAAGTCAAGCCTAATATGACCAGTTTCTTTATCTGCTAACAATTCTATCATTTGGAATTGACTATTTAAATGGAGAACTTTCTCCCACATATTATCTCCTTATTGTTTATACAAATGGTATCGCTCCAGCTGTAGCTGCTGGAACCATAGAAGGTGCAGCCATAGCAATCTGAGAACCACCGCCAAAAAGAGAAGATAAACCACTACCAATAGACGAAATACCTACTGGCAAATAATAAGCCCCTGCCATTCCTAAAGTAGTGCCAAGTGCTTGACCAAATGGCGAAGGACCACTTTGTGTAGTTATTGTTGTTGGTGGGGTTCCCATTCTGCCAGCATAAAGAGAGTTCCAAATATTAAACATCTTTTGATATTGTTTGTCTAAACCCTGTTGCTGTAATTGATCCAAGGCTGACAATCTATGTAATTTATCGGCCATAGATTGTTGTCTTAACCCTTCTAACAAACCAAGACCTCTAGTCTTTAACTCTGCTCCTCTTTCTGCTAAAGATTGTCCCAAGTCTCGCATCGCATTCTGAGTTATTGTTGAGTTTAGAACACCTCTTTGAGCAAAAGTATTCAAAAAATCTCCCCATTTTCTTTCATATGGACGCATCGATAAATAGGGATTGGAAAAAGTTTGAACAGTCTGAGGCAAAGGCTCATAAAAAGTTCGCAATGTCTGTTGCAGCTCAGGCAATGGGGTGTATGGTTTGTTAGATAAATCTACAAGCTGAGACAAAAGTTGTCTTTCTTCTGCACTTTGCCCTGGGATATTCCTTGTTGTTACAGTTTTTGTTTCTGATTTTCCAAATAGGCTACCCATTTTTTAGCCTCCTAAATATTTATTTTCATTGTGTAACCAATGTTTTCTGCATTTAAAAGCCTACCCCATGCCCTGGGATTTCTTTCTGTATTAAAATAAATACCTGTTGCTCCACTTTTTTTAGCAAACTCAATTAACGCCATTTTCATCTCTTTTGGCCTATCTGTTGAACATTGAGCAACAAATAAATCGTTATAAACGTTGTCCATAAATACTAAAGCAAAACCATGAATTTCTTTGTTATTGTTAACCAAAATTAATAATCTGTAAACATTTAAAGGTATAAAGGCCATCATTAAGCGATTTAGTTCGCCTTCTTCTAAACCTTCTTTAAGTTTTGCAATATACTTTCTCCAATAATCTTTTAGTTTTAAAATTATTTCTGGGGTTTGTACTTGTATTAGTTGCATGTTAATATTCTTCTATGCCTATAAAGTTTTATTTTTTAAAAGCAATAAATAAATTTATATGTAAAAGATAATTTTAAATTAAGTAATTGCATCATAAATTGGCAAATACCCAACAACATTTCCATCTTTATCATAAACTGCAATTTTCTTTACTACGGTACCTAACGTTGTTGCTGCTTGAACATCTTCACTTGTCCACTTATCATTACGAAAACCGACAGTAATAAATTCTGCAACTGCCTGATTTTCTAGGACCCAATATATATTATTTGTATCAGTTGTAGGGTCTTGAGCCTCTCCACCATCTTTTAGCGCTCTATAAACATAACCATCACTACCTAATACCCAATCACCAGCAATATATGTAGACGTAGAACTCCATGCTTCTTTGTACAAGGCTCCATCCGTAACACAAACATACTCAATTATATTTGAAGATCTTCCTGCTCTAAATCTCTGGCCAGCTTTCCAATTACCAGCTTGTGGAATACCTTCATACATAAATGTTTGCAAGTTTAAGTCTCCACTATCGCTATATCCCTCTGATGCTGTTATATAATTGCCCTGAATTTGTGGATAAGCATATCTCCAACCTGCAGTAACATCAATTGTTTTTGTACAGTTCTTTATTGTATTACCAACGACATTTGAGGTATTTGTATTGGCAGTATCTATTAAAATACCTGTCCCTTTATAAGCGACAATATTCCCACTTACACTACAACCTAATGAAGTTGATAGAAAAATACCAATCGTCTCATCGTTATTATAATTCCTATAATTATCCTGAGACGAAAATGTCCAGGGATCATTAGAAAAGATATTCCCTACAACAGAGGTATGATATGCCGTTGCTAAAACACATCCTTTGGTTAAACCAATTACTGTATTTCCAGAAATAGTTCCTTCGTGGGCATATTGTACAAGAATACCTGTAAAGGCGTGTACCGGAGAAGTATAAGAAGCAATTGGTGTGACAGGAGAATTTATAACATTTCCACAAATAGAAAAGTTAGTACCTTTGCCTTCTATAGTATTATTAATATCTGTTATTTTAATTCCAAAAACGCATACAAAATTTGAGTCATTTATATCCGAACTTTGTACTATTCTATTTCCAACAATTGTTATACCATGATTATTAGATCCCAAAATTGAACAATAACTATCTTTTATTTCATTTCCAATTATTTTTGATGAACCGCTTTCACTAGCTTCAATAGCATATCCTTTTATATTGTTTAGTTTATTAGAAAAAACTGAATTTTCGGAACCACCCCAATCTCCAATACCTTCGTAACAATACTCAATATGATTTTGTTTCGCAACATTAGAATAACCAGCTAAAACAATAGCTTGATTACAATTATAAAAATAACATTGTTCTACAACATTATTGTTATAGTTAGAATTGTAAGCACCAGCTTCACCAATTAAAATGCCCTCTCCACCAACATGTTTAAAACTGCAATTTTTAATTATATTGTTAGCACCGAGAGTTTGCAATCCTTTTCCACCTGTATTTGTCGCACTATCCCATCTGACTGTGGTTGTGTCCCCGCCTACAATACTTATTCCTTCTATTAAATTATTGTCCCCAGTTATTTTTAGTGCAACGGTATTTACATCTGTTTCCCAAGAAGTAGGAGGCTGGATAATATTATTATCTCTCCCACCAATTCCAATAATTTTTGTATTATTTAGTACGACATCAAGTGTATTTGTTAACTGAAGAACTTGTCCTTTAAAATCTAAAAATATAATACTACCACCAATAGTATTTACAAATATAAGTGTTTTTTCTAAAGTATCCCCACTAAGCAAATCACCAAACCACTCAGGGTAAACAGCCTCAATCTTAGGACTACCAGTTACAATTCCATCACCATCAAATATCTGCCAAAGACCAGCCCTAAATCCACAATTTAAAGTCAAAACGTATTGATGAGTATAATCAGCAGTTATTGCTGCTCCGCTTGCTGGAGCAGTTGTAAAAGTTATTTGGCCTGTATCGTAATCTATTGTATAATCGGTGTCTCTTGTTTGAGCAGTCCCATCAACATAAACAGTCTCTGAATTTTCTAACACTGGAGATTCTTGTAGATTAAAAACAGTAGTTGTTCCGTCCCCCGTTCCAACACTTTCTCCGGTTATTGCTTGAGTTTGTACATTAAATTTTCCTGGATATACAAAATCGATAAAAACATTAGAGGGAATTGTAACGTCGGTTAGAATATCAATAGTGCTAGAGACAGCTAGTCTAACATTATCACTCCCAATTAAAGTAACTACATCAGATAAACTCTTTGTTATCCTGTCTACAACAACCCATGTCCCACTACTAGCGTCATACCTTCTTAAAATTGGCATGCCATTTGATGTATCTAGCCATAAATGATCTTGCACTGGATCTGTTGGCGCATTAATTCCAGTATCTAACTTTCTTAATCTATTCAAATAACCATAAACTTGATTAAATTCATTAATATGCTTTTCAAGCGCCTGAGATGTAGTGTCCCCAGTCGGGGTAAAATTTACTGGATAACCTAAATCCCACTCTCCCATACTAAACCTCCGTTATTTCTAAAATTAACCCTAAAAATCTAATTGCCCCGATCACAACAATCTCGGGTTGAATATAGGGAGCTCTGAAATTTGTTCTTTTTTGAGATTCATGTCTGTTATAAAATACAGCAGGGTCATTATCCAAATAAGCTATATCATTATCAGAATAAGCAATATCCCCACCCTTTTGTATAGTTATATTTCTGTAATAATTGTTTATTTGTATATTTACGCTCCCATCCTCAAGGCCTTCATAAGCAAATTTAACCTTCTTAATCAAAAAGGGAAAATTAGAAAACAGTCTTTTGGTTATTAACCTAGACTGTATACTTTCTCCATTGTCAGTATGAATTAAATCATTCATCTTATATAGAACATTCCCAAGTGCAACATAAAGCGTATATGGATCTTCAGCTAAAGCATTACATTGGTCGTTAAAATAAAAAACTGTCCAAGCATTCAATAAATAATGATAAACATAAACAAATTTATCGTCTTGAGCTCTAATCCACACCTGGCCTTTCTTTTTTGAATGCCACAACCTAGCATAATCTTTCATTGTGTTTTTTACTATCCATTTATTTACTTTATCACCAATGCTGGTAGCCCTTAAATCGCCATACTCCATGACAGTTTGTAGGGTTTTCACTCCATCACTATCCAAAAATACAAGATAATCACCAATGCTGGTTGTTGATAATCTAGATAGCCCACTTACTTTGTTTGCAACCTCATAAACAACCCAATCAGGATACGAGCCTACCACACGATATATTCTCCCATTGTCTTTAAATACAACTATATCCCTTGATAACATTTGAACTGCAATTATATTTCCACCATCTTTGTATCCAACTTCCAACATCAAGGCCTTCCCTGAAGTGAAATCCCATTGTGTCTCATCTCCAACTCCAGACCAATAAAGATAATCACTGCCTTCTTGAGATACTACTACTCTGCCATACTGTACATTGACATAGTCTGAATTTGGGGCATCCGAAATTGTTGTTAACGTTGTCCCATCATAGCTTTGTAATGCGCCACCAGAGGCTATCAAGACTTTGTTTTCCCACTCACAATAAATTGGAGTTTTTGTGCCAGATAGAGAACCAATAAGAGTAAATGTTCCGGTACTATATTTGTATAACTGATTATTAGACACAACTAAGAGTTGCTGGATGTTTCTTCCGTAATACAAAGAGTCAATAGGATTTGCCAGCTCTCCTAACTTCTCTAGTCCATCCCTGGTCTTTAGCACGCCAGAACTTGGTTCAAATTCAAAATTATATAGGGCAACACATTCGTTATTTGCAATAACTTCAGGGGGGACCGCTAAATTAAGGCCACCTGAAAAATCAACAAACTGGATAGTCTTTGTTGCTGGATGTTTACTTGATATTCTCATATTACAAATGGTAGTTGTCTTTCTAGGTTTTGTTTGCCAAAATTAGCAAGGCTTAAAACTTTATCTTTAAAATTTGCTAAAAGTTGTCCTTCAGTATTAAGACTATATTCATTCCTATTTAAGGCTAGAAATATAACCATTTCTTTTAAAAGGTCTTCCATATAGTCTTTTGTTGGCAAGGTATCTGTTATAGCACCAACAGAAGGATAAAAATAAAAATAGTATAAAGTTAAGGGACTACTAGCTTTACTATAAATTTTATCTCCAATTATTTTATATAGTATTCGACTAAGAGTTGCTGAAGGTGGCGCACTGTAAAGAGTGTAACCGTCAGAGTCCAGCACTGCTTTTTCTTTTATAAAATCAGCAGGCAAGTCTCCAACATCATCTGTTAAAGTGATTGTTGTTTCTTTTAAGAGCAAATGGGAATTAATTCCAATAAGCTCAGAAGATAAAAATCGTATGGCAATATTTAAATACTCTATTAGTTCGTCATTTGAGTATTCAACTACTCCAGTATCGTTTATTTGATACCTAACAGAACTTAAAAAATCTTCTACAGTGCTCATCCGTTCATCCTCTTAAAGTTTAATGCTAAATTTGCCCTTCTTTTTAGTTTCCTGGTAACCATTATTACTTTCCCATTTGGCAACTTTAATTTATCCCCAATATTTAAGATTTTTATTTTCTCTAACAGGTTTATTGGAATTTTTTTATCTTCAGGTATCCCTAGCTCCTTATGTAAGGCACCTTTCTTTAATTCAATGTCTTGTATCCATTTTGCCATTTTTTAAAACCTCACTTATCTTGTTTTTGAGAAGTTTTCTTTACAACCTTATAGCCCAATTTTAAAAAATCTTTTAAATCTCCTTTTCTTATTTCTATAACATCTTTACCTTTTGTGTTATAACCTAATGTCAAGACTTCATTTTTATTTTTCTTTGACTTTTTTACAAAAACCATCTCCATAAAAAACTCCTTCTTTATTGTTTTTATCTTCTTTCTTGCCTTACCCCCAAAATTTCAATTGTTAAATCTTCAGCAGCAGCTCCAGCATTTGAGGCAGAGACAGACAAGTCGCCATTGCAAGACCTTCCAAAGTCAGACACAACACTAAAAGAGCTGGTGTATTCTTTTCCAGAGAAAGTAATAGTCGCTGTCACATCTGCCCCTTTTGTTATATTTACATTTGACACTTCAAATTTAACAGAAATTACATCTGAAATACTTCCAGCCGCAGCAATTGAATAAGTTTTTACAACTCTTTCAGGGACATACCTTTCCATAATTAAATCCTCCCTTCACTTGTTCTATACTGAGGATTTTCTTTTAAGAATTTTTTCATTGCCCTATCGTCAGTCATAATTTCAATGGCCTTTTCTGAAGGTAAACTCATTAAAACATCTAATGGGATAGAGCCAATTTTGCGTATAGTCTTCTTTTTAGAAAATCCTTTACTTATTTGTCTCTTTTCCAGAGCATTTAAATATATCAAATCTCTAATATCACTAACAATATGAGCTTTATAATGTCCTTCTTTTGGTTGTTCTAAAAATACCTTTCTTTTCATATCAAATCCTTTATGTTAAAGCCACATAATGCCAAGCACCACCAGCATATACATATAATCTCTTTCCTGGCGTAGTAGCATTTGTGTCTTTTGCAACTCTTATGTCAAAATCAACGTCTGAGGGAGTTGGGGGACTATAATTAGCAAATCCTCCACCATAATCTGCTTCATCATATCCAACTACTCCATCTAAAATACTATTTGGTTGTTTTGTAGATGAATTTTGTGCAACAATATTGGGTATAGCCATATTATCCTCCTATTTTTTATAAAAAGGGCAGAGAACATCTCTGCCCAAACTTTATATTACAAACTCAACCTTAGTACGACCTTTTTCGTCTTTTGCGAACTTAATCGCAATTTGAGAAAAATCTTTACCTATAAGCTTTTTGGTTGCCTCCTCTGCGATGTCTAAGATTTCTTTTACAGATAACTCCTGATCCTGGAGCGCTTCCCCAACCTTAGAGCTAAGCAGAGTAACTAAAGCAAACACCTTTAAAAAGTTCATAGCAAGCCTCCTATTAGCTTAAATCTTTTACTATGGCATTGGCCTTTTCTGCTCTTGCTTCCAGCGTAAGTTCTCCAATTATTACCTTTTCAATGGCATCTTTAGTTTCTGCAACTGGACGAGTAGCAAAGGGACGTAGATAAGAGATCTTCCATCTGCCTTTTTCAAGTATATATATTTTATCAGTTTCCATTAATCTATGAGGAACTATCCTTAAAATCCCAAAATCTGACTCATAAACATCTATCGCAGCTATAAGTCTTTTATCTTGAGCATCTATTGTCTTGGTAGTCCCAGCAGTAAAACCGCTTATAGCCCTCTTTTTAGACCCAGAACAAACTACCATATTGGGATTTCCACCATCTTCCCATGCAGCTTGAACACCATCGTTCAGAAGGTCTTCAGTAAGAGCTCTTGCGGTTCCACCGTTATCCAGCACGTTTGTAGTTACAAAAGCCTGAATGCCGCCCATGGTCCTTGGAGTAGTAGCATCTCCAGCAGCAGCAGTTAGATTCCTTACAATCGCATATTCAACATCATTTGCAATCTCTTTCATGGCCTTTGTCATTTGATAGGCTATTTCAGACTTAATGCCTGCCTTTTGAACCGCTTCTTGAGTCCTGGAAACACCATACCCCTGTTCAAATATTTGAGTATAGTTGCCTTTCCTGACTCTTGTGGTTGGGGTAGAGACTGTATAATCAGCTCCCTCAACCTGAGCGTTAGATCCAGGGGTCTTTAAAGAATCTTCTACCCATTCATGGTAAGTTGCAGTAGCAGGCTCACCCCTACCAAATCCACTGTAGAGTGGAGTATCCGTTGGAGAGATATTGGTTATAATATCAGATAAATCTTCCCTGTTGCCTACAGCGTTATAAGTTATAAGATCTGCCATCTTTTACCTCCTTTTTTTTAAATCAGACTAGCCCCATCTTTATCAAGGCAGCAGCCTGTTCATCCTCGCTCATTCTGGCGAAATCACGAGGTTTTATTTGACTTTGAGTATCAACTTGTCCTAGGCCAGCACCTTCTAAGGTAGGTGGCTTTTTGCCTTGAGCAGTAGGAGCTTGAGTCTGTACTTGTTTTTGTTGTGTTTGAGTGTTTGTTGTACCTAAACTTTTACCTAACTTCTGTTCATAAAATTCCCGCCTACACTTCTCCCAAAAAGGGAGAACAACGCTTGCGTCTTTTTCTTGTAAGGCCCTAGCGAGCTTTAGATATTCTTTTGCAGGCAGCTCCATCAATTTCTCCTGAGCATACCTGTCAATATGATCAAAGTATGGCTCAGAGGTCTTTAGTTCTTGAAACTTCTGTTGAAGAGCTTCCTGTTTTTGATACTCATTTGAAAGCCTGCTAGCCTCAAACGCTAGAGCAGTAATATGCTCTGGATTTAATTCATCAAACTCGCCAAACCTCTGTATTACTCTCTTTTTAGCCTCTTCCTTTATTGCATCCAAAGGGTCTTGAGGCTGAGCACTTTGTTCTTGAGGTTGGGCCTGCGTAGTTTTGGCAACGGTTTGTTTTAAAAGAGCTTCATAATAGGGCCTTAATTCTGGACTTAGACGGTTAAAATCAACCTCATGTAATTCAAGTTGAGCCAACTCTTCAGGAGCATAATAATTTGTCTCCTGTTCGCTGGCACTCTCTCCTGTTGAAGGTTCTTCTTTACCAGCCTCTCCTTGTTGAGTAGATGTTGTATCGTCTTGATCACCTACCCAATCATTAAAGTTGCCCTGAAGACTTCCTTCTTCATCCAGAAAGAAGTCAGGACTCTCTTGAGACTGTTCACCGGAACCCTCAACAGGCTGCTGTCCTTGCACCTCTTGCCCTTCAAGAGCATCACCAGCAGTTATATTCTCTTTGTTTTCTACCATTTTTTTAGTCCTCCTCATTTAAATTATCTAAATTTTGCATATCTTCTCTATAAATGTAACTATTTTTAGCATCATTTTCAAGTTTTTGTAAGAATTTGTCAAGAATTGTAAGTTCTGCTCTTATTTTGTCCCAATTTTCTACGCTAGAATTTTTCCAATCTTCAAATAAAAGCTTCTGCATTTCAACCACATACTCACGAAAAACATCAACCAAGTCCCTGGCCTTGAGCGCCCTGAAAAATTTCTCCCGCAACTCCTCCAGGAGCTTCATTTTGTCCTGTTGCTGCATTTAATCCTCCCATTTGTTGCTGTATTTTGTCTGGATCTGTTATAAAATCGTCTGCGTTTTTAAATCCTAATGTTTCAAAGTATTTTTTTGCAAAATTATAAATGTTTTTAGGCGTTACTATACCAACTTGCGTAAGCTGTGGGTAAATTTGTAATAACATTTGCATATTCCTCAAATTCTGCTCTTTAACACCTATCCCAACCCCTGTATTTATTTCTAAATCAAATTTTCCTTGTAAATCATCTGGAGTAATTTCCATCTCTTCATTCGTAAGTCTTATGACTGTTTGTTCGCTTATAAAGCGTTGATTTAGGCCTATTAAAAATCTAAAAAAATCCTTTATTCCTGTCTCTGCAAATATCCTGGCAACCAACTCTAGCCTTTGTTGACCTGCTCCCATTAATAACTGAATTCCAGTAGCTGTTTTGTTAAGGCTGTTTGGATCTAAACCCTGAATGTATCTACTTATCCCAGTCCTGTTTTCCTTGTGCTGCTCTATGTACTCTAAAAAATTATATGTCCAAGGCGCTAAAGGCTGTGTTCGAAGCGGCTTTATTGAATTAGGCTGCTTTACCCTAATAAAGCTTTTGTCAAGTACAACATCCTCTAAATTTACCAAATTCTCCACAACTTCGGTTTTTGGGTCATTATTTAAGGCAATATTAACTAAAATCTGCCTTATAAGAGCAGTCTTGATATGCTGTATATCCCCAATTATATCTGAAAAACTTTTACCCCAAATTTCATATGGTTCTAAAATTGGGGCTAATGTAAAAAATGGAGGCCTTTCATACAGATTTTCTTCAACTCTTAAAATTACATTATTTACAACTGTCACAATAACAGGCTCTAAGAGCCCATCATCGTTTATATCGTACTTTGTATAGCACTCATACAGTTTGAATTTCATTCTTGCCTTGTCATCTACTCTCCCTGGAGTGAACTGACTTTGGTCTGGCTTAATGGCAACCATCAGCTCATCTTGATAGTCCAGCTCCTTGTCTTGCCCTCTTTGTATCGCTTCTTCTACTGCCTTTTTGCTATATACACCCTTTTGCGCCATACGCCTTAAGTAATCGACTGTTACTAGTTTTCTATGGGCAGAAAAAGAAGAATTAGCAACTGAGGCTGCATCGGGATAAAAAATAAACTCATTTGGTGGGATATTGTCGAATACAGGCTGATTTTTGTATGTAACCTTTTCTTTGTAAGTTACAACTGCATACAAATTATTTGGTAAAACTTGGATATTCTCTATTTCTATGTTTTGATTTTGTTTAAGTATTTCTATTTCCTGTAAAGAAAATAAAGTTTTCTTAGTCTCTTCTTTATCTTTCTGTTCCCACCAGCACTTTATAACCCCTAAACCACTTACAAAAGCATCTTTAAACCACCTGTAAAACACCAAAAAACCTGGGTTTTGCACTTGAATTTGAAAATTGAGCAATTTTTGCATCTTATCTGCTTTAGAAACGTCGTCTGCCGTCCTACCCCTCACAACAACAACATCCTCGCCACCAAAAAATATCCGCATAAGGCTAGGCAACGCCCACTCAACCACGTCTGCAACATCGGTAGAAACTACAGAGCTTCTTTGAGATAATTTCTTAAATAACGTCTTGTAGTATTCTTTATCTGCATTATAGATTTGATAACGCTCTATAAGTTTTGGCTTAACGTAAGAATCGAAATACTCTTCTGCGTTCTCTATATCGATTTTTACCTTATCTAAAACTTGCTGAATTTCCATATCTCTTTACCTCTTACCAAGCTGAAACACTTGGAATTTCTATATAAGATTTTACTATTTGATTATAATCTTTGCCTATGTTTGGTGCCACTTCTGTGTAACAAGTTAAAGCTGCTGCGTCTGCTGCATCTGGACTTCTACCTATGCGCTGTTTTAACTTGTCTTTTGGCTCTAAATACATCTTACCTTGTGAATCGAATAGGAATTTTAGGTTTGTAAGATCTAGCAATAAATCTCTGTCGTACACAAGTTTTAAACCCAGCTTTAGCTTTTCTTGTAAGTTAACAAACATCTCACATCGCATATTTTTTAACTCTGGCCTTGTGGCCTTATTGCTAACAGTAGCAGGGAAAACAGGGAAAGATAGCTGATTAAGCCTGTCATATACGCCAGCTCCAATTCCAATTGTATCCACAAAAATCGTATGAGGCCTAATTTTTGCCTTCCTGACTTCATCACTTACAAATGTTACCACTTCCATAGTGTCTAGACCATGTCTCTTTATTAGTTCATAAATATGTAATCCTCTTCTTTTTGCTAGCACAGTAAAATCATCGCCCCCACGAGCAACGTCAAGGCCCCAAATTTCAACTCCACTCTCGTCCGCACACTTTTTCATGTGCATTGCATCCCAAACAAGATTATAAGGGAATAAATAATTCTCAGACACATCTACAAATTCGCCATATATCTCTTGTTTAGCAATATTTCCTGGTAAATCGCTTTTCATTTCATCTATTTCTGCATGGTCGATAAAAGGATTCTCATAACTACTAAACTGATAGGCCTTTTTTCTACCAGTTTTGTCTTGTTTTGCATCCTCCCACAGTTCATAAAACAGATTTTTCCCTTTTGGAGTACCGCCTACAATAGCAACACTTTTTGGGAAATCTAGCAGCATTGGTCTAACTGCATTTTCCCATAAGTACCTGTCTTCTAAGATAATTCCAGCCTCATTCAAAAATATGTAATGATACCCAAATCCTTCCCAATTTTCTGGCCTATCTGCGCTCCTAAAATCGCATATGCTTTTATTTATACGCACAATATTATCTTGCTTTTGCCATTCCCAAATATAACTAGGCAATTGCTTTAAAATAGGCATCCAATAACGTTGTATATAACGCCTAATATTCCCGGAAACAGTATCACCCCACATGCATTTAATCTCATTTTGGAGCATCTGTTCTATTAAAAAATGAGACATGCACTGAGTAAGGCCTAGTCGCCTTCCTTTTGTGATTACTTTGCGCCTTAATCCTTCTTCAAATAGGACCTCTCTTAAACAAGGCACATAAGTAATTCTAAGCGTTATTTCTTTTGTTTGCTTTAAATTAGTCTTTTTTCTTGCCATCTTCTCTTACAATCTTTACGGTTATGTCCCCTAAATTTTCAACCTGGTGTTTTTCCACATAGCCTCTATGCTTACCTCTGCACTTTAAAAAGAAAAACAAAGAGGCTTCCTTGCCTTCTTTAATGTTTTTAAATAGTTGCGCTTCTGCAATGTCTAAAATTTTCTCTTCTGCTCTTTCTTTTGCAGCTAAAAGCTCTTCTGTTGCATGGACCCTTTTCCATAACGCAGAATAAGGACAACCTAGCTCCTTGGCAGCATAAGAAATAATCCCAAAATTCCGTAATAACGCCTCCTCTATCTGCCTATCTGACCATCTTCTTTGCTTAATTTTAGCGCCTTTTCTAGGAAAATTATCTGTAGGAGCTTGCGCTTTTATGTTTTTTTCTGTCTTTTTTCTGGCCATTTTTTTGACACCTATTTTGCAAACCAGTGATAAACGACCATAGCCATCGCTCCCCCAAAAATCCCGCCCAAAAAAGCAGCACTTTTGTAATAAAGATTTTTACCTTCTATCTTTTTAAGCCTACAATCCAACTTATCTAAAGAATTCTGAATATCTTTTATTCCTTTTTGCATATCTTTAAAAAAATCGTATATTGCATAATCTTTTTGTTCTTGAGTTAAACCTTTCCAATTATTATAACTATTTAGCTCTGACATATAACCCTCCTGACTGGATAATCTGATAAAATAAACCTTGTAGCTCTTCTTAGCCACCCCCGAATAAAAACAGCCTGATTTGGCCGTTTATTTACAATTTGCGCATAAAAATTAATACGCTCTGCAATAAGCCTAAAATAAGTGTCCTGTTCTCCTGCCTTTCTTACGCAAGAAACAGTTTTAGGTCCTATAATTCCATCCGGTATAGCCCCAACAGCCTTTTGCAGCCAATAAACGGGATAAGCGCCATGCTGGACAACAGAGTCCGCCATAAACCAAAACAGAAGTAGGAAATTAATTAATTTATTTATTTTATACTTGTTAAAATACCAAGAATAAAAGAGGTAGGCCTGGTCTTTGGAAAGGTCTTTCACAGACTTTAAGGCAGGAGCAAAAGGATCGTGTTTTTGCCACTCTTGGAAAGTTTTAGATGTTATGCCAAAATTCGTTATTTTCCCGGAATCTTCCGGATTATCCGAATAACCACCTTCCCACTTCAAAATATCATCTATTACTATTTTTTCTAAATTTTTCATATACTTATACATAAAAGTTAAAGTTTTGAGTTAGGTTTTATTCAACATTCAAAGCTCCATTTTTCTTTAATTTGCTCTTTTTTTCTTAAAATATCTCATAAATCCTTTAAAATCAAGTCTTTCTTGCTTACCTTACTCTTTATTGTTAACTAACTTACTAAAATTACTTAACAATTAACTTAAACTTTAATTATTTCTTATACTTAACAATAAACAACAAAAATGCTCTATTTTTTTTATTTTTACAAGACAATTCTTTTATATATTATATATAATATTATATTCTTAATAAAAAGAATAACAAAAGAAGAAAAAAATATATATACAATATTAAATATTATAAAAAACATTATA